GCTCGGTCGGGTGTCTAAAATATGAAAGATTCTTAATTTTCTCGCCATCTGGCTGAGCAAATTTAGCGTCATCACACATAGACACATAAACATTGATAGAAATATCAGAACTAGCACTTGGAGAAACTAGCTCGTTAATAACGTCTACTTCAATAACTCCATTAGCTGTTCGCATAAGAAATTCATTCAATCTAACGTTAGATGAAAAATTTTCTAATATATTCAGTTCTTCACACTCTAACCAAGGTTGGGCCTGTCCCCAACCAATAATGATCTCAAAATCTTCTGCTTCGGCTATATCAATAACACGAGAATAGTTAGTATTATAATCCACCGCAACTGGTAAACTGCGAGGGTCATATCGTACTAACAAACGCCCTTTATGATATGCTGATTTAACAACTTGAAATCTAAATTTAATAGAACCTTGCCAATACTTAAACAATTGTGCCATATGACAAGCAGGAGTCATATGTAATTCCCTTCTAGTTGTTGGCGTTGTGTAAGTCACAGACCTAAAAAGATCTGGGGCTACACGACAATTGAACAACATATCACCAGGTGCGCCAGCACTAGTCCAATTAAAAGTAGTCAAATAGGACTCTCTCTTAACATAATCTAGTATTCCCATTTCATCCTTGCCTTCAAGTCCTGTGACCCTAGGGTCAATGGTAACTTCATTCTTGGAATCTAATGTTAGCTTGTTAACAGGATCAGCAGCATCCACATTAGCAACATTACCCAATGGTACGGGTTTCATGATTACTGGATCTGTAATAACTGCTGGTCTACTATAACCAAATAGTCGTGCCACATCGCCTATACCATTAGCTACTATCTCTGTAGCTCGTGCGTAAGGTCTTATTAATGGAATGCTTTTTAACGCCCCTGCTGCTTTTGCAACAGCAGAAGCTGGTTTGGAGATAATTCCTTGACCATACTCATCACCTGAATTCATAGTTCCAGATTGAGAAAGCAAAGGAGGAAGACCTCTGGAAGTTGGCATTGTCAAAATAACGTCAGTTGCCCACAAAAATACATTAATGGTCACTGGATTACCTACATCAGTATGCCTTAAATTTCCAAAAGATCGGAATACAACTTCTCCCAAATCATTAGCAAGACTCGCATTTGTTAATGGAATATAATTGTCTTTGTAAAAATAAGGAATTTCCAAAACTCCACCTGTATTCAAAGTTGGGTTGAGAAAGATATGGGGCTTCTGCGAAGCTCCAACCAAATCGGCATCTAAGGCACCACCAAGACCACGTTCAATTGTGACTTGGTCAAATCCGCTTAATGGATTGTATGATACTAAAACTCTGCCATAATGAAATGGTGTCCCACTAATCAAGACCTTCATATGTAAATTCATACGTAAAAGTTCAAAATTAGCTATCTTATCCCGAATGAAAGGATTAGTTAAATAAGCTGTCCATGGGTTCAACGTCTCGTATAACGGAGTGTTGATAGCCCATTGATATGTTGCCACATTAATTGGACGGCACAGGAAATTACCTAAATCGCTATCACTATTATTTGCTAAATTAAATGTAGCATCTGGTGCGGTGGGTACCGTAGTATTCCAACCGGCAGATTCATCGGCAAATGTTGTGATTTCTGCTTTTGCAGTATCATTAGCCGTGCTAACATTCATAGTTGCAGATTGAGACGGTAAAATTGGTTCTTTTAATTTATCAATTTCCAATTGCAACTGAGCAATCTTACGTTTTAATTTTCTACTATGTCCGTACTTTCGTGCGACATCATGTTGTAGTTGGTGAATACGCACCAACGCCGTTTCCAGTGTATAAGGGGCCTGGAACTCCCCATTGTGCATAGTTGAATCCATTGCACTTGGATATCGTGTAATACTAGTAATGCTATTTACGTAGTTAAAACAAGTATACGCATCAATATACCTGAATCAGAGCTTCTCTTGTTTGTAGTTTCAAACTACCCCACTAAATAGTGGTACCCCACGAGGGAGGTTCAAGACAAATGAGTTTTCGTAACATACATTTAGTTTGGAAGATACTATATGCAAGTTCGTAACTACCTCACTTGGGTTCTTTGGTTTTAATCGCATGTGTCCAACGCGATATCACATTCGCGAAAATTTACCCTATTCCTCTTTCGAGGGAGGGTATGGGTTTTCATCCCATTCGTATTTCTCACAATACTTCAAGATCTGTTCCTGATAAGTAGGAAACGAACCTACAAGCCCTGTGAGATTACATTCGTCTGCAACTTGTTTAAGTTGTGCGCATCTTTCAGTGTATTTCTCACGTCCAAAATGTGCATACTTATCAAGAGCATCCCTAATTGTACAAGCAGCATGAAGCTCCTCCGAAATTTGTGATTTTCCATGTGCATGAAGCATCTTAGCAATCGAACTTTCTTCAATAACTGCGCGATACAATTGTAATTCATCATCCCAAACCGCATTGTGTTTTAAGAAACCTGCCTCAGATCCATGAATAAATGGAACAGATTCAGCCTCTTTATCAGCCATAGTGTATGTTATATCACAATCAGCTAAAACACGAGCAATATTGGTATGATTATAAGTATCATAGCCTTTCTTGACGGACATAATGTTATCATCACCATAAGTCAGCAAAGCAACAACGTCAGAAAATAACGGCGTTTTCCACCACCTTTCTTCCTGTGCAATCTTATAATACACATAACGCATATATAAACTATTAACTAATGAATTGGTAACAACAGTCAATGGATGTCCCGAAGGATTAGACCCATAAAACTGTACCAATGTCCCAAAATAGTCATAAGTCGGTGAACAAATCTCAGTGGCGATACCACGCATAATAGTTAAATCATCAGCATCGTAATTGCCACTCAATTCTGCTAAATTAATTAGAATCTTAAAACTCGCCAACATAAATCTTGGGGACATTCGTCCATCAAAAGATTTATAATCACCTGCAACTACTCTGTCTACTCCATGTTTGTATACATGTTTCATCATTTTAGTCCACTCAGGCGATTCTACATTCAAACCAACGGCACATTCAAAAACTTCCTTATTCTGTTGCATAAGAGCTGAAATCGATAGGAAATATTTCCTAACCAGCATTATAAAATAAATATTGCATCCAGCAAATACACGAACTTTCTTCTTACCAATTTTGGTAGGCTCATCTTTCAATGAAGCTTTGAAAACAGTGTTGATTCGATTTCCATCCAATAAAGTTTCTTCGAGCTTTTTAACCTCCTCCAAAACTTTAGGATCAATATCTCTAGGGCATGAAATTCCTTCTACAATTCTCTCAGATTTACTTACGAGAGTTGTTTTAGGCCCCGATAATGGGAACCCACAGGCTGTAGCGAAGTTCATGGCGTTAATGCCAATTGCCCCATCTAAACCTGCAAGGACGACATCATCATCTAACTTGCCCAAATTATGTAACTTCTTCTTCAACTTAGAAGTCAAAGTCGCATTAAAATCCACAACAGCCTTGTCAACTAATGCAGCATCAAATCTGTAAGCAGTGTGCGTTTTATTCTCAATATCCACTTCCTTATGCATTATATCTCTCATCATGTAAGGTTTATCATGCATACGTTCTAAGCCTAAATGCTCTTGAACTTTCTGTGAAATCGAGGAAACTACTACTTCAGATTTTGGTGTAGCCCCAGGTCTATTATGTGCTCCATATACAATACACCGCGCGTCACTATCTAAATTTCTAGTTACGCACAATTCATGCGGTTCCTGCAATGGTCCAACATCAATATCTCCGATTTTAGTTTCAAAAGATTGTCCAGCATGTGAAGGCAATATTGAAGGTTTCTTCGCAATATTATCAATTGCATCCAAAACCTGATCGCGTGTAATAAAACCTGCTGCCGCGGTATGGTTTTTCCCACCTAAATGGAATCCACCAATAAACGGCATGTCCTTGTTATCACGACCAACAAATGTTGCCATACACAGACCTTGAAAAGTCTGTTCTGGAAAATAATAGCTAAGTGATTCAAATGATCCACCTAGCGTGGTCCTATTGGTAGTACGTGTACCTAATAACTTTCGGTAAATTTTAATTTCACCTTGATCATTGTACACCATATCACCAACAACTTGCTTGCCATGTGCAATATCTCCTGGAAAATAAGCTGTTAAATCACGTTGATCACCTAGCTCAGGAACATACCATACACAAATATCTGTTTTAGGTATCCTGTAACAAGATTGCATCGATATACTCACGTTCTTGGGATTAGCTCCCGGTTTCGTAATCAATGCTTCCGCGTTATAATCAGGTACTACATGAGAAGGAATTAATGCCATATTACCTCGAATTGGTAAACAATTACAAAATCTTGTCTTGCCATTCTTCAATTTAATGTGGATCATCATAATCCTCCTACTCACCATTCCAGTCAATTGGTCTGGTGTAGTACAACGAGCAAAGCCTGAAATTCTTGGGTTAAATGTAAATCGCTTATAACGCGAATGTTCATCCCAAAATTCCGTGGCTAAATTCTCCTTCTTCTTTTCAGTAATATCTACACTGGGTCGCATAAATTCTGCTGCTTCTGATGTTAGCATGTCATAAATTAACTTAATAACAGAACCAATCATCGACATAGCGGTAATTCCACCAAGCATAGAAATGAATCTAGCTCTATCGAGCATTGTCATTTCTTTCAGATAGTCACTAGGTTTCTTCATACGCTGTATTTTGTATTTAATAACATAACACAATGCTCTATAAAGTAACCATTGTTGAATCTGAATAGTCAATATAAGTACAATATATATTCTCGGATGATGCGTAACACACATTAAACAGATTGTATATACAAGGACTGCTTTAACACAGATACCAATGCAATACTTACTAATAATCCAATTACGACATATCCTAGTACTTAAAATGACGAATACCAACTCACTGATCTTTCTGAAAATTAATGTTTCCAAATCATAATACTTTTGAAAAACATTATCAAGAATACCAAATTCAGAATCAAGAACTTCGTCAGTCCTATTAATATCAAGAGGAAAACCTTCATCGTCCAATTGAATATCAACGTTATCACGCTGAGTCTTAACAAAACTACGTTGTTCTCTAAAATGTTTCGCAGTGTTTTCTTTCAAAAATTCCAAAAATTCTTTTAAACTCACTTCGCGCATCTCTTTCCCCTTAAATACTATGGGTACATAAGTCACGCGTTGTGTTTTATTGTTTCCCTGACGAATATTGCCGGAATGCAAAATTGGTCTTTCCAATGTAAACAAAGCAAAATCCGGATACGCGTTTCCTGCAAAGGCTCTTTCGACTTTGGCAGAATCAAGCATAGCGGAATCTGGTAACTGATATTCTTTTCGCACTGTTTGTGTGACAGTAATATCAAAACGGCGGGCGACTGATAAAGGTTCATTAGAGTAATGTAAAGCATTCAAATCTTTTACATTCGTAGTAGCTAACACGACTCTTGGCTCAATCATAATATTTCCTTTTAATTCGGCATTTGGATTCAACGCCGCTTGCGGGGAATTATTAATAAACTGAATAACCTTCAATAACGGATTTCCTTCCGTTGTTTCCACAGTACTATTGCACAAATCATCCAATATAACTCCTGTATGATGTGTTCGAAATTCAGACTGAAATTTATCAGCTTCGTTCAAAACTACAACAGAATCAGCTGACGCACGAAAATTATTGACTTTTAAAATGTATCGTGTGACGGCATTTGCTATCGACGATTTTCCTACCGACGATCCGCCAAACAATAAAATTCCATAAGGTTTCATCCTAATAAAATCTTTCTGTGAGGCAATACGTTTTGCTTGTAAAATCTTCAACTCCTTCAATTTGGGAGTGTAATAAGCTTTTTCAGAATTAGCCTTAATGCTAGTTGTAGCTGCATCAATAGCTCTCTGTAAACGTAAATCGTATTCTTTAATATCTTCGACGTCACAATTCTTGCCAGTCTCAAACAAGATATAACTTGATAAGACATAAGCATAATCTTCTTCAAAAACGCCATTAATAGCGTCCTCGTAAAAAGCCTTAAAGCCCTTCTCAGGAAAGGCCCAACAAGCTTTCACGAACAAAGAACAGAATTCGTAACACGCATCTAATAAATCAAATGGTTTAGTTTTCTTTCCTAATTTACTAGGTGTAAAGATCTTATATCCCTTGATCTCAATTGAAAAATTTTCCAAAATTTCCAAAGAGACCAAAATGTCAAAAATCAAATTTAATTGTTTCACCAATTTACACGCTCGTAAATATCCTAAAGTGGTATAATGTTTATCTAAATCGATGTCAATTTTCGATGAGATAAATTTAAGTAATTCACCAAGCCACTTCTTGCCTTTACCAAAGAATTTTTTAAAATATTCAGTATCCTCCTCGTCAAGATCATCTCCTGATTGGGAAGACATAGAACCAAATAAAAAATCTTTAGCTTCTTTCCATGGAGAATATACATATCCATACGTGGTATTAGGATTAGCCAAATCTGGAATTCCTAAATCCTCCATTAATTTCTTCATTTTTGGACTCTTAACTGCCTCAATGCAAATTCTTACAATAATGCTAAATAAGAAGCTAAGTGCATACCAAAATAGAAAAATAAACAAGCATTTGAAGAGCTGTAAATAAAAAGTAATAAACTCATTCAAATAATTTCGTTTAGATTGTTCTTCCTCCCCTGACTGGGAATCAAGACATTTCCTATTCGAAACTTGTTTCTTGGTATTGTTGTTTTTAGCAGAATGTTTTTTGCATTCCGCAATATGATTAAATCTCTGTTGAGATGAAATCGCTTTTCGCTTTTCGGCTTTGCGACTTCCTCTTTTCTTCGATTCAAATTTTGCAATGCGCTCTGCCTTCCCTGATTGAGAAGACAAAGTGATTGAATTTATGTGCATAATATACACAACTGAAATTACTAGCATCGCTGCTAATAACCAGAACCCTTTTGTTGCATTTGTGATTTCTTCTCCTAAAAAGTTGTAATTAAACATGATTAAAAAGAAAGGGTTAATATCAGTAACTATAAAAGCTAACAAATAACAATCACAAAAATAAATAAAAAGTTGAAACTATCAATCTAAATGCCTCATCTCAAAGCATAGCCTTATATGAATCACGGGAAGCAACTCCCTACACGCTGGTACGTGCTGAAGCTAAGGGTACTTTAAAGAGTATTGGGATTTATAACATGCTGTACGTCGCATTAATCAAAATCCAGAGAACCAATTGTTCTTCACTAACAGTTATACATCTAAAATGCGCTTTACTCGTCCTTTGCGAGTGCATTTATCGTAAATGAAACTTATTAATAAAGTGGGATTTCTCTAAGCAATTGAAATGTCAAATCTAAATCATTACAATCAAATTTCCAATTTAATTAAATTCGTAAATCGTAAGCTAAACACGGGTAATGTACTCCTGATTTTAATCAAGTACAAATTTACCGTTAAAGCAATAATAAAATTGGTTAATATTTTTAACAGAGAAATAAAATAAACTGCGCCTTGTTGACGATTTGAGAAGTGTAGCAAACTCTCTTATTTTCGATAATTCTTTATCAACGAGATAAAATAAATAATAATGAATACATTAAGCAATTTATACGGTTCGAAAAACGTATACTTAGGTAAGCTACTCATTGGTAATAGGGTCAAAGAACCTAATACCAAGGTGCTTATAGACACTAAAACTTAAACATAACTAATAAGGGGTGAAACTTATTAGGAATAAAGTAGACACTCCAAACAGGGTATAGTAATAACCTGAGAGGAGACTACTATACTTATTCAGAATGTAAGTATTCAATAAAATTAAGAAAAGCATGGTCCGGTGCTAAGCGGACAATATCTAATCAAATGGAACTCTATATAGGTTGTGAAACCTATATAGAG